ATTTGTAGAAAATATGATTTTAAGATGTAGACAGCCCCTCCCATATTATTATTTTATTATTATTTTTTTTTTTTTATTGGCAGGGGGGGTCTGTAGCTTTCTATCATAATCCTTAATGCCTCTCCTATACTCTACTGATTCCTGTGCAGACTTCTTAGCATGGCAACTATTGCATAAGGTCTGCAAATTATTTTCATTAACTTTATGACCTCCCAATGTAACGGGTTTAATATGGTCAACACAGGCTCCACCTTTTGTAATACCTTTACGTTTACACATCTCACATAACGGATTTTGTTTAATATACCAATTCCTTAATGCTCTCCATTGCTTTGATTGATAAAACGCACTATTGTCTATCTGTCCATATACTTTCCTCTTCTTTGGAATCCATGGTCTGTTTTTCCCTTTTGGTAAATTTGGCATTGTCTAAAGTATGTTGATTAATTTCTTACTATCTTTTACTTCCTCCTCAGTTACCAATTCTATTAAAGCAAAAGCCTCCTCCTTTGTTAATGCTTTATGTATAGAGTAGGCATTCCATAATTTAATTTTTAATTCCCTTGTGTTGATGTTTGTTTTCATCTCTATTGTTTTAGTTCTTTAATTCTTTGGTCTATATCTGAAATAAGTATAGTAAATCTACTTAACACCGCCTCTTCTTTTAACTCCTCCAACTCCTTTATTACTTTTTGGTTAATCATATTTTCTATTAATTCAACAGTACTGTCCTTATCGCTGTCTATAATGTTTGTATCAGATGTTAACTGATATATTAATTTTTTTAATTTCATAAAACTTTATTATTTATTGTATTAGTTAAATCCCTGAAACCAGCATAGCCCTTAGTGTGCAACCTTGTCTCCAGTAAATGCGCATCAACTCGTCTTTCATTCTTCCCATAATTTTATAGTTTTAGTTAGTAATTTTGTCTTGTTGGACAATGTAGATAATCATAAGCATTATGATTGCAGGTACTGCGATTAGTGTTTCCATTTAGTTTATTGTTTTAGTTCTTTAATTATTTCATCAAGTTGCTTTTTTACTTCAACTAATGTATGTCCTAACTCTATGTCTTGTGGGTCTTGTCTGTCATTATCTTCAAACTTAGTTAGATTAACAAATATTTTATGCTTTGTGTTTATAAGTTCGTTATCCACCAAACCCTTAATGTAATAAATTCTATCTTCTGCTTTCATATCTTATTGTTTTAGTTTATAATAATTCTCTTGCCTTATCAATTAACTCATCCTCATCATCTTTGTTTTGCATATTAATTAAATCTGTAAACACCCCAACTAAATATTGTTTATCCTTTCCTGTTGCAATGCTATGACCTAACACGCTCAACAACAGCATGTTTTCAATATATTCAGTTGAATATGTGTGATAGTGTGTGTTTGCCACTTCTCTTAGGTTTTCTATTGCATCAGCTATTATTAATGATGATGCTGCTTTTATGAATAATTTATCTGGCATTCAATTCAGTTATTAAAAAATAATATTCAGTATCTACTTCTAATATGTATTCCATGTTTCTTGGGTAATCCATTAATCTTTCTCTTTCTATTCCTTCCCACATTGTATGGCATCCCTTTCTGTTTGCCGTATCTAAACAATGATATGTTATGTTTCTTTTATCTGTTGTTAAATCTGCTCTCCTACTTCTTGGGATTAAATGGCTATGACTTAACGGAACATCACTCCTGCCACATCCTGAGCAATAATGCCCCCGTTCATTTGCCAACTCATTGTAAACCTTTTTTAATTCCCTATTAACTACTAATTGTTTTTTGCTTCTTTGTTTCATTTTACCTCATCCACAATTCAATCCTTGCATCATTATCAACTATTGTTTTATCCCATTTCATATACTCATCTATTACAGATAATGTTTCATCTAACCCCTTGCAGATTCTTGCATAATATCCTTTTAATGTTAAATCATTAATCCACTTCTTTTGGGCTTGTGTTGCTATTCCTTTCTCAGTTTTTAATTCAATGAACAATCCAAACTTTCCCCCACGTGCTTCTGTAATTTGCAAATCTGGGAATCCTCTACTGTAGCCTGTTCGTTTTGCTTTTGCTGCCTGTCTTGGTCCTGTGTAGATTCCTCCCAAACTTGCACAATATCTTACATTTGGATATTGCAATTTAATATATTTAATCACCTGGCTTTGTAAATAATCCTCACTCATTTGATGGTAAATTAATTCCAAGAGTATCACTACTCCAATATAAAACATCATTCATTAACTTACTAAACTCTTTAACTGTTAGTGTGGTTGTGCTTTTTACTATTACTTCCTCATCCCCATTATCATCCACAATATTTCTTGCTAAAAATTTATATTTTATAAGCTCATGCATTTCCTCTTTTGTAAATCCAGTTTCGTTACTCATAATATTTATCCATTGCCAATACAAACTATTCTGTTCTCTTGACCTATTATTACTTCTTACTCTTATTCTTATTTCAACTTCATTGCCTTCAAATATATGCAATTGGTCTTTAAAAATCCTCTCATTATTCAGGATTAATTTCCCCCTGTTTACTGTTCCAAATACCCTCATGTATTCCAATAAATATTATCCACATCAAAAATAATACCAGTATCGGTAATGCTATTGTTGTGATGATTAATTTTAAAAATTCTTTAATTACCATGCTTCTCTTTTTTTAATATCTCAATAATTTGTTCATCATTATAAACTGGTCGGCTACCTTTATACGCTATTGGATTGAATAGGTTTTTTATTTCTTTTATTCTATCATTTTTATCATAATAGATAACCCAACCTCTTGTAACCCCACTACTATCCACACAATTTAAAGTTTTTTTAATTGCGTTAATTGTACTCATCATCCTCATATTTATTGGTAAACCAATCTCTAAACAATTCATTTGCCTTTGTAGCCTTATAATACCCAGCCGCCCATCCTATTATGTAGGCCAGCATGATTATTGGTATTATTATTATCAGTGTCATTATTATTGTCATTGTGATGTGCAAATACATTCATCCTTATTCTCAACACATATCACACAAATATCACAATAGGAACAGAACTCAAATCCATTTTCATCCTTTTGTATTTCATGCTGACAATCCTCACATAAATCCTGCTCATCTTTGCAGTTTATGGGATTATTATTATCTAATGCTATATGTGTATCCATTAATCAATGTTTAAATCATCATCAATTGGCTCTGTAAAATATGCCTCAATAAATAAGTAACCAATTAGCAATGCGTAAAGTAAGTAAAAATATTTCATAATTTTAATTTTGTTTTTATGTTATTAACTTTTGTTTGTTAGTAATGTTTTATTATAATGTGTTAATTGTGTCGGCTGCTCTTTCATTATTTCTTTTATATGGGGCTGGATGCAATGCATATTTCCCAATTCAAAATTATGCCATCCCTCCCAAATCTCAGCTTTCATTTTGTTTAACCACTTACACCATGTTGCTGGGCTTATTACAAATCTTTCAGTATCTCTTACTCCATTTTCAAAGGCTAATTTAACCGCTGTAAATGGTATGAATGAATATCTATTAATTAAATCTCTTGCAAGTGTTTTGGCTAACATAACTTTATTCTCAACATCATTATCTTTTTGCCCTAAATCAATATATGTTTGTGTTAATACATCAATGCACATACTTTCTAATTCGTTTTTATTTATTTGTTTAATTTCCATCTTGCATTTTCTTTAATAATTCTTTAGCTTGGGTGTGGCTGTTTAATCTTTGCATCACTTTGGATTCCATTTGTCCCTTTCCTTTTCTCATGTTTTCCCAATTCCTAACTGCTGCTTTCCAATTTTTCATTTTATTTTTTCCAACTTTCCATCCATTGCTTTCATAGTAATCGTAAAATTTTTCTGGATTAATTAAACTGCCTCTTTCATTAATATAATTTTTTATTTCAATAATTTTAGGTTTTTTAAAACGTACCCCCTTAGTGTTCTTATTAGTTGTATTATTAGTTATTGTATTATTATCTTTATCATTTTTTAAATACCCTTTTACGCAGTTATTAACTACCCCCTTTAATTTATTAACTACCTTTATTTTTCTACTCTTAATCATTTTACCCTCCCTTTCAAATACTATTAATATCAATCCCTTTTCTTGGAGCTTACTTATGATTTGGCTGCATCTACCTTTTGAGATATTAAAAAATTCAGCAAAGTATTTATTTGATGCAAAACATCCATGCTTATTATCTAATGAATCAATCTCCACTAAAAATATCTTTTCAATTAATTTTAATTCTTTGTTTAACCAAATCTCCTTTGGAATCCATATACCTTTAAAATCTCTCTCTTTCATCTATTCAAATAATGTTGTTTGTCCACTACCTCCAAAAAGAATAGTCTGTTGTTCTAATGCATTTAACACCCCCACCTGTGCTTTAATCCTTTGCTTTAAACTAATAATATAGTCCTGCATTTCATAGATATTAGTAGCTACAAAATAGCCGTTTGATGTTGAGCATAATGCTGGTAAAAGGTTTTTAATCCTTATATGATTTATTATTTTTCTTAGTCTTGGTCCAGTAATATTTATAGCCTTACAAATTTTAGTGCTTGTGATAGCCATATCTTTGCCCTGCTTAGTTATTAAACCTTTTACAACAACAGGTACTAAAGACAACTCATCATTGCTTAAATCGGCTGTAATGGTTTCGAATCCTTTAATCATTTTTGGTTGTTTTTAAATATGTATTTATTTCCGCCTGTAATTCTATCACCCTTTGTTGTTTGTCTTTTATCACTTCATTAAAAACATCAAACTCCCTCATCCTTAATAAAAATTCTTTATATTCTTCAGCAACATTTGGTTCTTGTACTAAAAAAAACTCCATCTTATTACAATGGTGGATGCTTGTTGCATGGCATAGCCCTTTTACATATTGTTTCATATGAATATGTTTTATTCTTATGTATTTATTAAGATAAAATATAAACATTCTCCTGGCCTCCATTATGTGGCGTTTTCTTGAGCCTATTGTTCTCAGTTGTGTTTCAGGAATATCATACATTTCCGCTAAAATTGTTGTTGCTGTATCAATCATTCTTTCTTTATAATTCATATTTCTATTGTTATTATGTTTGGTTTTTCTGTTCTTTTGTCGCACAAAATGGTGCATTTTCTACAAATTGCGTAGTTTTTAATCGGTTTTGCTTCAAATCCCTCTAAATCCTGTGTAAATGTTTCCACTAACATTTTGTAATCATCCATTGCTGATGCTGTAATATCTATACTTATAAATTTTACCCATCCACTCTTGCCAAATACCAAATAAAAAAATGGTACATACTCTCCACTAAGCTGATAATACATTTCTACATAATGCAATGCCTGTCTGAAGTCTTTATATTGTAAATCACTCCAAGCATAAGGATTCCATTTACAACTTTCATCCTCTCTTACGCCTGTATATTTTAAATCCATTATTGCCCTGTTGCCTTTATAGTTAATTAATGCATCAGGATGCCCAATTAACATATCTGTTTCCCATTCAGGTTGAACGTCTAATAATTCAATCTCCAAATCCAACATTGTTTTCTTGGCAAATTCACTTAATTTAATTAAATCCATTTCCCTTTTTGAGGGGTTGCCGTTTTTTAATTTAGGTAGGTGATAAATTTCCCCACCTCTACTTCCGCCAATTGTTAATTCCTCAAATATCAACCCATCTAACATGGCTGCTGATGGTCTGTTTCTATAGCCGTTTACATACATCTCCTCCCATTTGATTTTACAAACCTCATCATTGTAAAAATCTTTTATTGCTGACTGGCTAATTTTGAAACTCATTTTAATTTATTAAGTGTTTCGTTTGGTTGGTTTTCCAATTCATCCTCACCCATTATGTTTGTCCATTGCATAGTTTTTATTATACATCTTGCCAAACTTCTTTTTTCTGCCATCTCAACTAAAAAGTGTTGCCTGCAATTATTCTTGGACGCACTTCCAAATGTTTCAATGATAGGAACAAACTCATCAGCATTTGAATCAAACCTCATACTGACCGCTTTGATGACTACATTTTCTAAATCACAAACAATAACTTCAAAGGCTACTTTTATATTATTTTGATTTTGTATTTTTTCAATTCCGCTTCTTGTTATAATTACAAATCCCCTTTTATCCTTATAAACATCAGATGGTGTTAAGTTGTGTAATTTGTAAAATTTTGTTAATTCTTGTTTATCCATAATATTAATCTTTGTTTAATTGTTAATTTTTGTTGTTTGTATTTATATTCTTTGCCTAAATTTTGCCCTATAAATATTACTAATTCTGATGGTGTTAAGTTTCTTAATACAACATCCCCAAATCTATTAATTACTTTCCACATATTATCCTGTAATAAATTGAGCAAACACTTCACCTAACTTAATGATTGCAAGTAAGATATATAATGCTACAAAAATTCCTATAACTCCTAACGTGTTTTCAAATATTTTCTTCATCTTATTATTTATGTAAAATACTATTAGTGTCTGATTTTGTATATCCTTTAGCATCATACAACTTGTCCATTAACTTAGCTGCTAAACTTTCAGGGTTATCTTCTAATTTCTTATAATCAAATCTTGAGTACAATCCATCAATTAATAAATTTACTTCTTTGTTTGTTAGTTTTAGTTCTGTTGTTTCCATTTTTAAATATGTATTGATTAATTATGGTACAAACATACACCTTTTTAACAATTGTACATAAGTTAAATTCAAAAGATATTAACAAAAGTGGGTTAATAATAGAAAAACCCCTACAAAATAGGGGCTAATCTTTACGACAAAACAAGTATATTACGAAAATATGCTGCAATTATACTAAAAATAATGAACCAAACGAGCAACTTGCCCACTTTCTTTTTGATGTATGAATCCCTCAACAGCTTTATGTACTCCACAGAAGCCCTTTCTGCTATGCCAACTATCTGTTCCACTTGGTGAACGCATATATTCAACACTGACGCCAATAAAATCTTTGGCATCCAACCATTTATGTTTAACTTTATGATGTATATGATGTAAATACCAGTATCTGTATTTTGTTTCACTCCACATACTTGGCTTTTCCTGAGCCATTAACAAAGGTAGTTTGTCCATTTTAGCACCATCACCATGCTCCAGCCCTATTAAATTTAATCCATATAAATAATATTTCCTATGTGCTACGCTAATATCAAAACTTATTTCCTCATCATTCCTGAACCAGCTTTTAAGGGCATGTGCTAAATGAAATCCGCTCTGATAATCGTGATTGCTCATTGAATGTAAAATATCAACTGGTGCAATTTGCCTTAATCGTTCAATGCATTTAACATATAATTCTAATGCTATCTCAAAATGCTCCCACCACTTGCCATCCGTGTCCTGGATTGTGCCTTTTGTAGTTGTTTGGTAAACATTATCAATATGCAGAATATCGTTACCTACGCAAAACAATATGCGTTCCAAGGTAAACCCCTTAGATTTAGTTAAAAGCCCCTCTATGCCCTCTAAAACACGACTGACGGCAATATTATTATTGTAACTATCACCCGTTTCTGTTTTATTGGCATATTTTCCAACATGTATGTCAGCTGGATTTATAACCAATAAATGATTTGACGGCTTTTCTCTTTTTATTGGTGCGTAATAAGGTTGGTTGTTTTCAATTAAATCCTTGATTTTTTCAAGCAACTCATTTTCCCTTAACCTTTGCTTTTCTTTGGTTACGATTGAGAACCTTAAATCCCCCCCCATACTTTGCCAATGCTTTACACTAACAACATCATCTTTATTTATACCCCTTTCTTTGAGATGTTCGTTTAATGCTGAATTATTATTTATATTATCAACATCAATTATACTGCTGTCATAATTAATAATCTTAGAAACCTGCTTCCTAAGATAATCAACATTAACATCAAAACTATAGGTACTCTTTAAAATATCAGCAATGGCCGTATAACCATTTCCTGCATTCCACAATTGAATTATCTCATCTTTATATATGAGATATTTGTTTTGCAACTTATTTCTTTGTGTCCGATATAGCTTGGCCCAACACCAATGCTGCAATACTCATTAAGATATTTTGCGTTTCAACTGGGTCAAGCCCAATTGTATCATGCAATACCTGAACCGCCACACCTATTAAAGTGTATAAAAATTTGCGACTTCCAAACATTTTTTTAATTGTTTGTGTAATTAACCATTTTTTCATCATTTCATTTTTAATTAATAATTTGTAAATATATGTAAATTTTCCTAATATAACCATAGGACTATCTTGTCCTTAGCTGGATGGTTGTCAACATGAATGAAGTTACCGCTATATTTACCAGCAATACCAAACCTGTCAAATCCTATCCACGCTAATGCGTCTATAATTAATGCCCTGCTGCGACTATCCTTGCAACTAATATCTGCTGCAAATCCACTCAAATGTGCAGAATCACTTTTGCCCCCCACTACCTTGTTTCTCACTTCACATCTCCATCCACTATTGATTTTAAAAGGTATTCCAGCAAATCCTCTTGCCTTATCCAACATCTCAACAAACTCATTATCCATCTCACTTTTGCCACAGCAAGGGCATTGAAACTCTTTTGATTTGAAATATTTTAATCTCATAAATATTTAATTGTATAAATCTTAACACCTCTCACCTCACCAATAAATGTACGTTCCATTTTTACCCCTTCCTCTTTTAAGTATTTTGGATTTTTACTATTTAATTTTCTTTTCTTGGCCATCGCTTTGCTTTTTATGATGTATCCATTTATCAACTGTATAAAATATTGAAACTACTAATAACAGTATCTTTAAAATTAGTTCCAAATTTGTAAATGTTGTAACGCTTAATATCGTTCCATTTACTACTAATACTTCTGATAAGTCTTGAGTTATTGATTTTATTGGCATATTATATATCTATTATGGTAATCATACCACCCCAAATCCTCTGACTTGTGGTTGATAATTTTACTCTTATTATTAAATAATTGAAGGCTGAGGAATCAACTGCTGATGTTAATGTGATTTGAGTATTCATTTCACCAGTACCCCCAGCTAAATCAGGAGCTGTAGTTAAATTGAAATTCTCATTTATTAACCCCTCATAAACCTCCACATCTTTATTTGCTGAACCCCAAACATCAACCAGAGTTGCACTTTTACCATATGGGATTCTTACAAATGCAATTGGTTCACTTGTTGATGTTGTTACTTGTACTCCACTTGTTGAACTGTCTTTCCAAACTAATGGTGTTTCTGCATCATCATTAATCATAAAATCAGTTGGCAATATATGTATTCGTGCCGCATCAACACCCACAATATTACCATCTGATTCTAATGGTCCTAATCTTGATGCTGATACATTCATTCCCCCAACTGTTCCTCTTGTTTTATTCTGATATTGTGTAATTAAATCCTTTTCACTGTGGGTAATCAAAGCCCCTATGTCAATGCCATCTGCTCCAAAATCATAAGAAACAATTGTTAATTCCTCGGCATCAGATAATTGTGTTGCGTTAATTTCCAACTCAACTAATGCCCTACCTTTTGCAATTAACATTATTTTATCCCCTGCCACAAATAATGCCGTCCCAATCTGTTCTATTGGTATGGATGTTGTTGCTCCAGATAAAACACTTGTGGTTAGTGTGAAAAATGCATCACGTGCCATTGAATTTGGGTCTGGATTTGGATTTGCCATTCTCGGTAGTACAGTGCTATCATCTAACACTGGACTATTATAACCATAAATTGTAGTTGTTTCGTTTGTAGTTGTTGGGTCGTCATCTTTAATCACCCATCCCTCATAATCCCACTCATCCATTAAAGTGTAAAACGTTCCTCTCCTAAAAACATAAAGATTTGTTATTTGTCCAGTGATTGTTTCCCTTATTCTTCCAACTGGATTTATGTATTTGGGTGCTGTATATGTTCCATCAGTTTCTGTTTTTCCATTTACACTTGTGGCAATTCTGGTATTAAGGATTTGAATGTTTGAGGCTTGGCCCCCTAAGACTTGAGTTAACAATATAAATGTTAATGATTCATTTCCTGTTAATGCCCCCTCTCCCCACTCTCCATTAAAGTCTGTTTGTATCCATGCAGAACCATTCCAAACCTGTAAACTTGCAAGGTCTGTAATATCTATAGTATCACCCCACCTGAGAACTTTTACCCTTTTAATTTCAGAATCTGTAGTTCCTGTATTTAACATCACAGATTCTCCATAAATATTAACACCTCCTGATGAACTTAAACACATCAAATCCCCATCATATGGGTTCCCTAAACTTGTGTTAAAATTAATATTACCTGGCAGCATTGAATAGTTAAGTGTTGTTACATTAAATCCACTTGGTACATTTGTCCAAAATATTCCCAGGGCTGGGTTATAGGACAGACCTCCAGTCGTGCTAATAATAAACACTGATGATAGTACGTTATTAGTAGTCCAATATGTATCATCCATAATTATTGAAAAATCCCATGGGCCATCAAAATCACTATGTGTTGGCAATACTCCGTTAAATAAGTCAACCAACTCGGGTTGACTTGGTTGTGGTACAGTAACACCCCCCTGTACTGCCCATGTAGGGGGTTCACTTAATGTAAATGTTCCTCTTGGTCTGAAATCTTGTTGTGTTAAACCAAATGTTGGTTGTGTTGTTTCCCATGAGTAAGTTCCAAAATCATATGTTAACCATCTTGTTGTAACTCCATCTGTTGCTTTTAAATCAAAATAAAATGTAACAGTGTGAGTTCCAAGAGGAGGAGGGTCGTTGTATCTGGTACAAATTAAGGGAATTCTTAAATATAACTCCCCAGCTCCAGACGCATCTATAATTGTCCCTTGGTCCATTGTTCCTACAAATGCCCCAGCACTTGGCCCAGTTAATGAGCGTGTTGGAAATCCACCATAATAATTATGTCCACCTCCTGTAATAAAATCACCTGTTACTGTTTTTAAACGTGCATAAAAATCATATTTTGACCCTGTTAGTTTTTGGATTCCCTCAGTTGGTGTTGTTAAGTCAAATGCTAACTGATACCTTGTTTGGTCTTTATCTCCTATATATGCTAAATCACCATTTTGTCCTGAACTTAGATAATATATTCTTGTAGGTATATTTTCTGGATTTAAAAATGTCCCACCATTTGCCGTATTGTATTCTGATATTTGTATAATCCAGAAAACATGTTTCCAATATACAATTCTACATCCCCAAACTTTCAATATTGCTTTTAATATCTCATATGTGGTACTTACTTTAAATGTTCCCTGTTGGTCTTGTGTATGCGACCAACTCATTTTCCCCTTGGTGTTATATAAAGGGTCATTTGATTGAGATGGGGCTTCATGGTCTGCATTGTACCAATCAACTGAGGTTCTAAATTCTGCATCAACATATGCCCCTTCAGCTGTTCCTCCAATTCCTGTTTTTAATAATGCTTGTGAAATCCAATAAGTGAAACGGCCTGGCCCCCAATACATATCATTTTGGTCATAAGGTTTTGTTGCTCCAACACCAACCCAATCCCTATCTTTTAATAATGCCAAACCATCAGTTGCTGTTATTATAACATCATATGGCTTCGCAATATCTTCTTTACTACCTAAATCCATTAACACATAACCACCCCACAATGGTGCTTCATCAGCTGCTGTTGATTGGTATAAATAAACATACACCTGTTGTTCCTCATATGTGTCCCTCAAGTCGGTAACAAATACCTCCATCGCCGTTCCCTTAACAACTATTGGAATTGTCATTTTAGAACTTAAAATTGTATTGAACCTCTCCTCATTATCTGTATCATATGAGATAACTGGACCTCCTGTTCCTAATGTAATTTCTGATGCAGCCGTGGTATTACCATCAATCCAAATTTCTAAATGATAATCTGTATCATTGTAACTCTTATAATCAGAATAAAATCTTTTTGTATAGGCCATTTATACTCCTCTTAATCTTAATCCTGTTGTCTTACTATTACTCAACCAAATATCATTTCCGATTAATCTCCCCTCAACCTCTATTTGTTGAACTCCTCCTGCCATCATGGATTTTAATTTATTTAATGGTGCAATGACTTCAGGATTCCCACTACCTGCTCCAGAATACTCTCCCATTAATCCAACTGTTGGTCCACTTACGATTCCACCATCTGCAAATTGTGGTATTGGGGTTGATGCTATTAGCCCTATTTGAACCGCTCCCATTGCACCAACTGCTATTGCTAATGGTAATCCGAGTGGTAATCCAAATTGACCAATTACTGTCATTACCCCCTCAGCTGTTGATATTATTGCATTCATAATACCCATGGCCTTTTCTCTTTTTGCTTGTTTTGTTTTTAGTTCTTTCTCCTGTCGTGCGAACTCCTCATCTGATTCTTGTTTCTTTTTATTATAGGAAGTATTCAAATCTTCTATGTACTTCAGTTTCTGCTCCTCATTCATGTTAGAATTTTGAATAGTCAAGAGTTCATATTCATAATCATTCTCCAGTGCCTCATTTTTAATTGCTCTGGAGTTTTCAAATTCTTGCATTTCTTTTTTATTAAGTGCACCAACCAACTCACTTAAACTACTAAAAAGAGTTCTTGCCTTCTGAATGGATGAGGTAATTTGTGTTCCCCACGCATCCCAATATTCACTCCATTTTGCACCTAATGATTTTGTTGTTTCATCTGTTGCATTTAATATTTCATCTGAAACTGATTTTATTGCTGCAATAGGGCCACCCAAATCCACATTTAATGATGTTAATGTAGATGTTTTTTTATCTTCCTTTTTTGTGGGTTGTGTACTTCCTCCCCCTAATTTTAATGGATTATTTAATATTCCTAATGCATCTCCTAACTCTTTTGCTTGGTTTTTCATTGCATCTACAAAACTACCAAACTCATTTTCATACTCTTTTGTTTCAACTTTCAAATCTTCCAACCCATCTGCTATTGTTTCAAATGGATTGATGATAGGGTCTTTACCTAAATATGTTGCTAATTCATTAAATCCTTTAATTAATAAAGATATTGGGCTGAATTCAATAACCCATTGTAGGGCTTGTATTAATGCATTTTTCCACCAGCCCCAATCTCCTAACCTTTCTTTGAATGCATCCCAATTTTCTCTCACATAAGCAAATGCAACAACTATTGCTACAATTGCAGCAACTACCAACCCTATTGGGCTTAATAGCATTGCAAATGCTGTTGCAATTGAACCAATTAAGGCTAATGCTGGGCCTAACGCTGCAACAAATAAGGCTATCGTTACAATATTGGTTTTTACACTCTTATCTAATCCACTCCACCATGCTAAACTTTCCTGAATCCCTCCCATTAATTTCTCAAATACTGGTATGAGCATTTCCCCCAAAGTAATTGCAACTCCTTCAGCTTGGGATGCTAAACGCCTCATTGCTCCAGCTGCACCACTATCCATAATATCAGCCATCTCCTGAGATTTTCCTGCCGACTCGTCTAATGCTTTTGAATACCTTTCTGTTTTTTCTGTATTTTTTGCTAATGTTAATCCTGATGAAAATGCAATACCTCCAAATAATTCAGTTGCTGTTTTAAGTTTATCTGTTGAGGTGTTTATTTGATTCATAGCCTCATCATAGCTAATTCCCTTCAGGGCTAATTCAACAAATATTTTTCTTAAATGAGTACCCATTTTTGATGCTTGCATTCCACTATCTGCCAATGTCATCATCATAGAGGTTAAATCCTCCAATGGAACTCCAACTGCACTTGCTGTTGCACCAACTGTTGGCATTGCAATACTTAGTTTCTCCATATCAATTGCAGCACTTGAACTGGCAACTGCAAACATGTCAGCAACTTTTGTTGCGTCCTCTGCCTCCATCCCAAAACTGTTCATTGTTGATGCAACTATTGTTGCACTTTGAGCCAAATCATGTCCTGTTGCTTGAGCTAAACTTAATATGGAATCTGTTGATTTATTTATTTCTTTAGGTGTTAAACCTAATTTAGATAATTCTAATTGCAACTCAGCAACTTGTGATGCAGTAAACATTGTGGATGAACCTAATCTCTTTGCGTTTGCCTCTAATGATTTAAACTCTGACGCAGTTGCCCCACTTACTGCCTTAACTTTCAGCATGGCTTGTTCAAAATTAGCAAATGTTTTTATTGCAATTGCACCCAATCCAATAATGGGCATTGTTAAACCAGTTGTCATTGAACTCCCAACATTTTTCATTGACCTCCCAAAACGCTTTACTTTCCTTTGGGCTTGTTTCATTGCCTTATTAAATCCAGCTAAGTTTGCCCCAAAATTAAATGTTAAAAATCCAACTGCTTTATTTGCCATGTTCTTCCATCTTTTTAATGTATTCTGCTTTTGTTTTTAATTTTTTAAAATCAACCTCATCTGTTTTTTTCTCCCAATCAAAGTCCATCAAATCTTTGGGCTTTAAAGTTTTATTTTTAGGTAGTTGAATATTAAGTAGTAGTGTTGTTTGCCATCTTACCCTTTCCCATTCTTGTCGCTGTCTCATGTTTTCCAACTCATAAAATCCATCCAGCTTATTCCAAAAATGTTTGGGTAACATATCATAAAAATCATCTACACCCATTCCAACTTGCCCGAATGCTATACTTTCTAACTCACGCCAACTAAGAGCTTTTTTTATTTTTTGTTGGCCTTTTGCTTTTTTTTAGTTGTTCCCCCCATTTGTTCGGCTAAAACTTCCATGCACCGCCCTATTGAATCAAAATCCTCATCAATCAAATCAGCTAAGGAATCAATAGTTATTTCACATGGTTGTTTTGCAGCTCTATAACCATCCTCTAAGCCACAAAAAATTAAAGTTAAGGCATTGTCTAAATTCATATTTTGCCCTAACTTGTCTAAATCTGCCAAACTTGTGTCAGTTAATGCACTATATTTCCTCAATGCATTGAATCCAAATTTAACTGGATATTTTTTTTCATTAATTTCTACAAATGTGTATTTCATGTTTGTTTGTTTTTAAGTAGGCTTGCAAAGGGATGAAACAAACTAACAAGCTCATCCCCCTGCTCCCCCAAATTGTTACTACGATACTGTTTGCGTCAATGCTCCTGTTCCCTCAAAACTCATTGAATAAGTAGCTGTATCCTCTGTTCCTGCGGACACTGAGAATGATGTTAAAAATACCGAACCACTGTACACTGTGTCTCCTGTTGCAGCCCCAACATTTCCAAATTTAACTGTTAATGCTACTCTGTTGGTTATCATATTTACTAACGCTACATCATCCGCACCATTTGTTAATGCAGATGACGCTGCATCTGTCCATGCATATGCCCCATCTAAATCAATTGAAAAATCTCTCAATCCCTCAAGAGATTCTTTCCATCCTGAACTTTCTTTATTTGTTATTTCTCTCAAACCCAGATTCAAATTTAATGAACCATTTTGGGCATAAGCAACTAAGACAGCTGTTCCACTATCGTAAACTTTAATCTCTGTTCCATTTATTATTGCCATTTTCTTTCTTTTTTATTTATTAATTAATTAATTTTCTTTTTTATCTTCTTTTTTTGCTTCTTTTTTTGCTTTCTTTTTTTTAGGCTTTACAATGCATTCCAATTCAATCAACTCTTGCAATTCATCTTTGATTGTTATAACAACCCATGCTCCTTTCCTAATTATTTTTCCGTGCCTTTTACTCGGCCAATCTTTTATTAATTCGTATGTCATTTTTATTCTTCTTTTACCCATCCATTAACTGGGTTGTTTATAAATATTAATATCTCAGAATGTGAATATTGTTCAAATCCTATTAAATCAACTGGAGTATCCCCCTTGAATTTAACAATAAATTCTGTTCCTTGTAGATTGTATCTCAATGTATTTTTATTCTCAATAACTCCTAAAAAATCTATTATATCAACCTTTTCTGTATTTAGTATAATGTATTTCATAATTTTGAGGTATTAATAAAGTGGGACATCTGTTACTATATTATCACTGTCCATATTTATCATTAATCCTGGATTCCCATTTATTGTTTTTAAGGAATTTATTGTTATACTGCCAATAAAACTTCCTTTCACTTGGAAATTGTAAGGAACGACAGTTCCATCATTTCCGATGTAAATCTTATGATTCCCCAGTATGATTTGCTGCACATCTTGGTTATCCCCACCACCAAATCTAAATGCTAAATCCCCACTTGTATAACTATTTATAGTGTAATCCAACTCCATATATGTAAAATTCCCCCCAATTGTTGGTGTTGTTTGTCTAACATCTGTTACTGTTGCGTCTGCTTTTGTTAAAGTATCCCCATCAATAACCCATGTTCCGCCAACACTATTGGCCCAAGTCGCATCCAATACATTTGCGCTTTCAGTAAGATTTACACTATCCAATAAAAGAAATTCATAAGTAACTTTTACTATAGATACATTATCAAAATAACGTAAATCTCCATCAGCTCCTGTTGAATTTCCATTACGCAATCTAACTTGTATTGTTGTTGCAGTACTGGCTGTTCTAAAGTATCCTACTATCTCTGTCCAAGTGTCGGCAGGAACTGTCTTTCCAACATAAGCAACTGTACCACCAACTATATCCCACGCGTCAGTTGGTTCGCCAGACAACACACACCATCTATTGTCATTTGCAGATGGAGCATACGCCCAAACTGAGGCCCTGTAAATAGTGTTTGGCTCTACTGTCATCTCAGCTGAGAAGGTACCCATATTTATAGAAGCACCATCAACTTCAAGTTTCCATGAATAATCTCCAGTCTGGGGTTTTTCTGTACTTCTTTCGCTTATAACACCTGTATCATCAAGTGCCGTCCAAGAGCCTGCCTCCTCAAATCCAGGATTCTCCACTAAGCTAAACCCACCAACAAAAGTTTGTCCATCTCCCATGCGTAAATAAACTGTTACGCTGCCAGAACTCGAATATTTACCCCTGTTGTTTAATACATTAAATGGAGTGCCATTATTATATAATGCAGCTACTTCATCGGAAGTTAAAGCACTATCCCACATTGCCACTTCATCAATATTTCCATTTGAATAAAAAGTATTAGTAAATTCAAATTTACTGATAACTAAATCCCCTTCATTGTCTAAATTTGTATCTTCACCATTTATATCAGCAGTATCCGCCACTCCATTAACATAACCAACCACCTTACCATCCCTATCTGCCGAAATAACAATGTGAGCCCATGTATTTTCATAATCATTTAAATCTATACTTGAGCCTGTATATGTCGAATGCGTTACTTCATCAACAACCTGATACATGTGCAGCCTTGGAGGGGTTGCGTCATTTCCTCTAAAATACCATCTATTCTCAGGGTCTTCTGCTTTCGACATAATATAAAACGAATCCCAATTATCTGTTTTTACCCATGCAGATATACTAAAATCAGCTGTTCCAAGATTTAATACATCTCCTAAATCAACATATTCGTCCACTCCATCAAAATAAGCACTTAACCTATTTTGAAACACGTCTATATTTAAAATTCTTAAATCAAAATCCAATGCTTTACGATAAACCCCTTCATCACTTACATTCTCATCAAATAAATCATTGTATCCATTATATTTTATTGATTGTACTACTACACCATTATATGTTCCACTTCTTCTATCTAATGATGTTCTTATTTTTTTTGCCAAATCTGATGCCTGTGCATACGTTTTACAATAACAACTAACCATCACTCCATCAGTATCCAATGTTGAAACTCCATCATTATCCTGTGTTGGTGTTTCCCCAGTTACATCATAAACAATAAATGGAAATTCTGTTGTATTTTTTGCCACATTTGGGAATATTCTACTGCTGACTAATGCACTAACATCAGTATCATTTTTCAAAACATCATATATTACTTTCCCTGAATCCATTTTAATATCCTAATTTTCCATATTTTTTTAAACGCCTTGTGTGTGTCTTTAACGCTCTTTCAAAAATCTTTTCTGCATCTTTCATCCCATTTGATAACACTGTTCCTTTCTCGGTATTAAATGCATTCGCCATCCATGGTTGATTCTTTCCTGTTCCTTTCCCTCCAAAATTAACCTCCCCTCCATACTCTACAAAAGCACCATAATATCCACTCTTTGAATATTTACCAGTCTCTTTATCCTTCTTTGCAAATGCTCCTTTAACTCTTGGCCCAACATATCCTCCATTGTATTTTCTGCTTGCCTTTGTTGTAAAAAACCCAACACTGTTTGCTAACTGTCCTGTTCCTCCTAATGCTTGTGCATTCGATTTTGCTGCTTTAACTAATGGTTTGGAAACATGCCTCCAAAATTTTACCCATACTTTACTTTGGTCCACTTGTTTTGGCAATTGCTTAAACATTAATTCAATATCTCTTAAATTTTGTTTGTTTACTTCAACAGTAATTTTATTATTTGTTCCTGCTTCTGCCATTTAATCTTTTTGTTCTGTTTCTAATTCTAAAAATGCATCACGCCCATCAATTTCATTTATTACTTTAATATAATAATATTTACTATCATAACTAACCCTCATCATTTCTGTTACTGCAATATCCAAATTTCTTATTGTAAAAACAACTTTGCTTGTGGCTGTTATTCTTTGCAATTCCTCTCTTTCATTTCCGCCTTTCCAATTAATATTGGCCCATAATGTTTTATATGTACCCCATGTTATAACTAACTCCCCGTACCCATCTGGTGATGTTGTTGGCTCTTCAATTATTACTCTCCTATCTAAATCACCTATCTGCATACTTGAACCTTATATTGTTCTAATAAATACTTAGCACCCATAGGTAATGTATTTACTTGACGCCCCACAACAACTGCTGTTCTATTCTGATACCAATGGCCCAGAGTTAAATAAACGGCTTGAATAATTGCACTTGGCACATCAGTAGATGCTGTACCATAACCCACTATATATTCACATTGAACCGCATCTATTCTATCCGAATTAACTGCCCCATCTGTTTCTGTAGCTTCTGAACTATCAATATCAAGCAGTGATGGTTCAATGGCTGGGATTAATGAATACGCTGCCGCTGATACTGTCCGTAGTATATCTTTAACATCATAGTATTTTATGTCATTAATATCCCCCACTGGGCTTTTCAATAATTCAGTTAAATCTGAAAAGTTTGAGCCGTATTGAACAAGTGTTGTGTTTATAAAAAACCTGTTTGTATATTCTTGAGCAGATTCAGTTGCAGCAGATATAAGGTTATCAATGACTGTATCATCCTCTGTTGTATCTACTTTTAAAAATGTTTTTGCGTCAGCTGTTGTAATTAATACCACTGCTGCTGCTGTCTCTACTTTATATGCTCTCATATCTTTAATTTAAAAAAGGGATGGCAGTATTCCCACCACCCCTTTATTGTTAAATAATCAAATGTTTACCCTTCAATTAAGTTTGCAAATGCAGTTGCATTTTGTACAGCATCCCCATCGAAAAGTCCAGTTAACACCATTCTTGGCTCACCAGTGTCAGCTCCAGAATAAGGGTCATATAAAGCATCAATCCCTCCAAATTGAGCAATATGTACTTTCGAGAAGTCTCCAAATAAAACATGCTCTTTACCAGAAACACCACTTGCTGCTACGTTTGAGCTTACGAAAGCATAAAAACCATTAACAGTTTTATCTCTCATGTCATAAGCAGCAGAAACGTTAGAAACCATCTCAGAAGATTTGATGGCAGCATAAGCGTCAGAATCCATTAAGTATGCCATTCTTGCTCCTTCATAAGTTCCATCATTTCCAATGTAAGTGTTTTCCAAAATTGATGCAGTTGCTCCAGTAAAGGCAGCAACAGAACCAGCAGCAGCGTCAGCAAATATAGAAGCTGGTGCAGCAGTAACATCACTTGTCTCAAGTAAAGCCGTTTCAAGTGTAGAAGCCATATTAGCAGCAATATTTGCTTGTAACGAAGCCTCTAAGGATGTATTTTGTACTAAAGATTCTTGACTCATACTTACCACAGAAATTAATTTCTTTGGTGTTAAAGTTATAGCCGATAAATCTCCAGCAGATGAAACTGCTGAACCTCCCGTTTCTTGTATCCATGATGAAGTAACTCCAGAAAATACTGGGAATTTCAAATCATTTATACCATAATACGTATTAGCACCTGCACTCGCCAAAACAAGGTTAGATTCTAATTGGTCTGTAAAACTCATTGTTGATTCACTATTAGTAGAATCTGTGTCCCATGCTCTTGTTAATACAGATGATGGAATCCCTACTCCTTTGTATGACTGACCTGTGTAACGAGATTCGTTTCTCGCTTCCTCATCCATCTCCTTTACAATGCCGTGAAGCCTTCCTGTAAAAGCTGCTCTCATAGCAGCTTGAAAACTAAATCTCTCTAAATCTTTGTCTTCTTTCTTAGCAGCTGGCACACCAGAAGCAACAGCAGTATTACGTTTTATTGTTTCTAATTTTTCTACTCTTTCAATTCTTGTATCAAGACTATCAACCTCAGCTAATAAACCATCAACATTATCATTTTCGTCCTGCGTTAAATCTCTTTCTTCAGTAGAGGCAACATCTTTTATGTTCTCTAAAGAATCAATAATATCTGAACGCATTTCTTTTAATTCAATACTATTTTTCATTTTTATTATTTTAATTATTTTCTCTTTTTTAATTCAATTTTTAATGAAACAAGAGAACGCTTCACTAAATCTTTTTCCTCCTTTTCTTTTTCAACTTTTTCTTTATAAGTTGCTAACCCTCTTTGTGCTACAACTAAATCATTTGCATCAGGATAGGCTGCGTAAGTTACAGGGCTCACATCAAATAATCTATCAATCTTTTTTATTGTTCTAATATTATTACCATCCTCATCTGTTCCCCATTCATCATCTGCAACTGTAAAGGCAAATGAGCTTTGTGTAATATCCCCTCTTTCCATTGATACAACTAAATCTTTTCCATAAGAAGTTTCAGGCACATCAAATTCATATCTTAACCCTTTTTCATCAGTATTTAATCTTAATGTCCCAGATGTTGTTCTTCCTAAAATTAAATTCTGGTCATGATTAATTAAAGCCCTCACATCTGATTTTTCTATTAATTCAGGAGTAAATGCCCCAGCTTCAATGTACTCATAAAATCCTCCTAAATTTTCGCTTCTTATGTTATACATTGATGCATGACCCATTATTACCTTGTTGCCATCTTCAGTTTCTTCTGCTCTTGTTTTTATATTAAATATTCTTTTTTCCATAATTTCATTAAATTTTTTATCCCAAATGTTTTTTCTATTTTCTTCAAGTTGTGTACTACATACAGCCAACCTTTGTTTCTCATCTTCAAAATCACCCACCATTATATCATCAGACATACATCTATCCATAAAATCGTCATCTGATTCATATGTATTAGGAGTCGGCAGTGGCATCTTCTCCTATTTTTTCTATTGTTGTCATGTTCAATTGCATGAAATGTTTATCCCCACCCTCAATTGAATTTAAGTTTTCTTTTTGTCTAACTTCATTTATAGACATGTAGCCGTTTGTTATTGCTGTTTTATATGCTTCAGTTCTTGATTTAACATCACCTCTTAAAAGTCCATTCACATTAAACTCAATAAATGTGTTGCCTATTTCGTTGGTTCTGAATAACTTATAATTCATTTCACTTTCTATTCTTGTTATATACGGCATCAATGTATATGTAACAAACTCCTGAGACTGCATTTCAATATTATTGAAACTTGATTTGCTCAAATCTTTTAGCATATGTGGAGGAATATTAAAGATACGTGCCACCTCTTCTATGCTAAATTGTCGGCTCAATAAAAATTGTGCTTGCTCTGGTGAGATAGATATAGGTTTGAAGGTCAACCCTTCTTCTAATATCATCGTTGAGTTACTTTGATTTAGTTTTGAATAACTATTATTGAAAGAATTTTTTAGTCTATCAATTGCTGTTTCACTTAATGCTCTATCGGTTGCTAATACTGCACTGGGTTTTGCACCATTTTTAAAAAATGTGTTTCCAAATTCCTCAACATTCAATCCCCAATTTAAAGCATTCTGACACTGGTCAATTGGACTTAATCCACTCAACCCATCTTCTGTAATTGTTTTGAAATGTAATAAATCATAACTATCTAAAATTGCACCCTCATCAATTTGGTAAAATATTTCACCCTCATTAATTACAGGTGTGACAGTTTCAGGATTAAGAGGTATTAATTCAATCGGTGTTCCCCCACCATCTCTAATAATTTGCACATAAGAATTCCCAGTTGTACAAATACACATCATAATGTATTCAAAGAACGTTATTTTATTTTGATAATTGTTTGGTTTGTATTTAATAAGATTATAGATTCTGTTGTTGGAATCCTCAATCTTATCCCCATTTGCAGCTTTTGTATAAACTGAACATGGCAAAGATGAAACACTTTCAGATAATAATCTAATTGCACACCAAACAGATGTAAGTGTTAATGCTTTGTCTGTTGTATATGGGTTTGCGTTTGGGAACAAGGTACTTAAACTCAATCCCCTTTGCTCTTTTTTTTCAGGACTTTTTGTAGTAAAAAAGTTTCTGATGTCTGTAATTATGCTCAAATCTTATAAGAATTTTCGCAATTATACGTTTATCTTTTGTTTCTATTATGCAACTTAGTTGCATTTCTTAAACCCTTGCCTAACGCTATATGGTGCATTCTAAAGGATTATTGTAGTTTTTAGGTATATGCACCCCTAAAATAATATAAAATTGATTTACTATCGTACACCCAACCAAAATAAATATATTATGTTAAATTGTTTTTTACCCTTTTTAACCTCCTATCTCTGCAATTTCTATAAGAATTATAATCTGAGTATTTTCTTTTTTTAAAATGGTCTTGATATTCTTGCTCCACTAACTCATATGCCTGTTTATATGTTTTAGTTTCAGAAGCTAAGTCCCAGAATCTTTCATCAAATCCATCTGGACTTAGTAAAGCTATTATTTTTATATCCATTATAATACTAATAAATCACGACTATCATAAACACTTGTTCCCTCATCTTCAGAATAGTATTCCCCAAGGGCCATTATCAATGCAACAATTGGGTCAATACGTTCGGTGGATTTGCTTTTATTTGGCTTGATGTTTCCAGCTGGGTCTTCTTGTAAAGCTATATTAGATAAACACCAATTTAAACAGGGGTTATTATCGTGAATAATATTCTTTGCAATTATTTCAACCTCTAAGGCTTTTGTTGGCATTGACATGCTGACAAATCCCTGACCGAATGGGTCCATAATTGCTCCATCATTTTGTAAGTCTATTATCAATTGTGATGCTCCCCACCTATCATATGCAATACTTTGAATACGATATTTTTTACTTAACTCATTTATCTTTGCTCTAATAAAATTATAATCTTGAACATCACCCTCTGTTCCATAAATGTGTTCATCTCTTAGCCACTCCATATAATTTACACCATCTCTATCACTTCTTTTTTTAGCATTTTCTTTTGGAATAAAGATATATGGTTTTATAACAAACTTGCCATCTACATTAAATAATAAAACAAACGCACTTAAATCTCTTGTGGATGCTAAGTCTAACCCACCCCAACACTCCATCCCATCTAATGTTGAGTAATCAAATTCCTGATAACACTCCATCCATTCATCATGCCCAATCCATTGCACTTGTGATTCAGTCCATACATTGAGCATCAATCTCAAAAATGTGTTACGATAAGATGGTAAATCAACAGCCCTTTTTGATTCCCTATGCATATAATCTTTCCTTAATGATACTCCATAATTTGGATTTGCTTTTTTCCAAACTTCCTCACTTGTAATATCATCATCCATTTTAGCTTCATAAATTACTGGATAAAAACTATCATCTTCAATAACACCATCCATTACTTTTTTAGCATATGTATAAACCTCATAACATATGGACTGTCTATCATATCCTGCTGTTGTAATTGCTATGGTTAATGGCTCACGCCTTGCACCTGTTGAGGTTGTTAATGTGTCCCATAAATCCCTATTGGGTTGTGTATGCAACTCATCAAATATTATGCAGTTTGCATTGAACCCATGTTTAGTTTTACTATCTGATGAAATAGCTTGGAAAAAATTTCCCTTTCTTTCATTTGTTATGCTATTTCTAAAGACTTTACTTCTATTGCTTAATTCAGGATTTTGTAATATCATTCCCTTTGCAATCTCAAAAACAATACCAGCTTGGTTTCTATCTCCAGCTGCTGCATATATTTCTGCACCTCTTTCATTATCTGCAAACAACATATAAATCCCTATGGCTGCACACAATGTTGTTTTACCATTCTTTCTTGGGACTTCAATAAATACTGTTCTATATTTTCTTAGGTTTGTTTTTTTATCTTTCCAACCAAAGATGTTTCCAACTATTTCCTTTTGCCAATCTTCTAAGAATAAAGGTTTGCCGCTCAACTCTCCTTTAGTATGGGTGATAAATGTTTCAATAAAACTTATTGCTTTGTCGGCTGCTTGTTTATCAAAAATATATTTAATCAAAATAATTATTTATTTGCGTGTTGTTGTTTACTGTTGGTGCTGATATGCTTGCCCTTGCTACTGGTGTTAATCCAAATTGTGTTGCTAACTTCAATGCGTTATTTAAGGCATCATTTTTAATTTTAAGATAGGGCTTTGCTTGACTTCTAACCACATCCCCATTTGTGTTTGTAAAATTATCAATGCGTCCATTTTTTCTTAACTCAATTTCACATTCAATGTATAAACTTATTTCATTGCAATATGCCTCAACCAATCTTAAATCAACTGTATGTAACATTTGTAAATTAAATAATTGGTTTGTAACTTTTAACCATTCACCTTTCCCAATTTCACTCAATAAATCAGGAGCATCAGGGATAGATAAACACAAATCAACCTGCATTTCATTTTCAACCTCCCTGCTCTTTTCAGTTGTTCCCTGTATTGCTTTTAATTTAGTTGGTATTTTCTTGCGACCCTTCCCCATTAATTTTTATTTAATGTTTCTTCTGTTCTAATTAAACAGGGGAATCCATCAAAATCCTTCTCCAATTCTTGCATGTAATTTCCACATTTGCACTTGGCTTCTTTTGTCCTAATTTTATTTTTTACAATTTCCAAAGTTGCTTTTGTTAATTGTTTTTTTTCATTACATTTTTTACATATATATGTTAACATTGTTGTTGGTTTTAGTTTGAACTTAAACTGGTTGGTCCATATCCCCAATTTTGCGTATGAAATATCGATTT